TTCAAAGCCTCGCAAGCCTTGTCAGACAGGGCACCAAGAGTACATTCGTACTTAGTGTTATCCTGATTAAACTTCGTATTGAAAGTGTTCATGAAGTTTGCCCAGAACAGTTGACCGGACACTTTGACAGGCTTGATAGATTCGCTCATACTCATTTCCTTTATCAGTTGTTGGTGCGCCAGGAGGGACTCGAACCCTCACGCCTTACGGCAGGGGATTTTAAGTCCCCTATGTCTACCTATTCCATCACCAGCGCAGTGTTTCACTCAGCAGCTTCAGTCTCAGGTTGTGCAGGCTGCTGAGCATTGGCTTGCTCAACGATCTTTTGCAGCAGCGGGAATGCTCCGGTCTTGCTGGGAAGCTCACCAAGCACATTCACGATAAACTGCACTTCGTTGGATTCAAGGTTCAGGTTCATATCATCCTTTCTGTTGTTGATAGTATTATTGTAACACAGTTGTGTCCAAGTCTTCGTAAAGACCCTGTACACGACTCAGGTAATCTAGACAGCCATAAAGCATCATTGCTGCTTCATCTAGCGTCAGATTGTCACTGATCTTAAACTGAAGTTCATCTTCTGTCATTAACAGCAAAACAAACTTCTTGTCAGTGGGTTTCTGCCCAGTTTCGTCCAATTTTATATTCTCCGTCTAGGGGACACCTTAGTTTAAAGTGTTCCCCTGCCTCGATAATGGACTGACGAGCAGCCCTGCCAACCTCGTCAGCATGTGCTTCAGTGACTTCAATCTGCCACTCATCATGCACATTGGCTACGAACTTAGCATTCCACTTGTTGTCCTTGATCTTGTCAGCCAACAAGACCAAAGCCTTCTTCATCACAATCGCTCCAGCACCCTGGAGTAGGCTGTTAAGTGCTGCATGTTCAGAGCGAACCCATATCTTACGACCATCAAGCCCCGGTACAAAGCCCTTGCCTGCATACTTGGATACCGTATCTCGTAGCTTCTTGAGGGCCGGAGTCGCTTCAAGGAAGGAATCGATAAGTCTTTGACCGTCCTTAGCCGACCCACCAACAATAGCACCGATCTTCGCTGGCCCCGCCCCGTAGAGGAAAGCGTAGATGAATGTCTTTGCTTGATCTCGCGTCTGTAAGCCTGCTGCTTTTTGATTCTTCGTATGGACATCAGTTCCGTCCTTGGAAGACCCTTCCACAACCGTCTTGACATAATCCTGATCCTTCATGTAGTGGGCAAGCATACGAAGTTCTAGCCCTGATGCGTCACAACCAACAAGCACCCGCCCAGGCTCTACAGTCCAGCATGCTCGACACTCAGCCCCATACACAGAACCATGATTAGGAATCTGTGCCATGTTAGGGCTTTGATGCGTCATGCGGCCTGTTACAGCCCCGTTAGTGATCACCTTACCGTGTACTCGCCCATCAGAGCCTACAGCCTCCATCCAGGACTCGATCTGAGCAACACGCTTCTGAAGCATAAGGTACTCAGCAATCATCTTGGCCTCGGGATAGTGCAGCTTTGATAGGATGCCTTCATCAATCATTGGCTGTCCTGTCTCAGTGAACTTGTCCGGTTTCCAGCCTAGCTCGATTAGCTTTTCTCCGATTTGCTTTCTTGAACCTGGGTTGAAAGTAACCAGCAGCGGCTTGAGTTTCTTTCCTGTCTTTTCGCTGATTCTCTCGACTTCGTAGGAAGGCCATCGTTGTTGCATTGACTCATATACTTCTGCCATTCTTCCTTTGATGTCAGCAAGTAGCACGGTTGCGTAAGGTATATCAAGTTTGAATCCATTGCGTTCTTGCCTCGAAAGTATTGCAGCCACACTGTGCTCAAGCTCAATAGAGTCCTGACTGAACTTCTTACTCTCTAGCTCAGTGAGTAGCTTCTTGTAGAGCCTCTCGGTAACTTCCACATCGGCTATGCAGTACTCTTCAAGCAAAGCCATGTCAGGATGGTCAAAGCACTCACCTTTGTAAGCCTGCTTTCTGCCCTGTAACTGCTCCCAACGATCTGCATAGTCAATCTTTTCCTTCCCCAGTGTCTTGCCCCATGCTTCGAGGCTGTGGCCTTGTTCGCGTGACGGATCGAGCAGTCGAGACAGAATAAGCGTGTCTGTCACTTTCTTCAATCCAATCTTCGTTTTCCATAATCTGTTTAGGATCGGTGCATCGAAACCGATTATGTTGTGTCCGATCAGTGATGTAGCGTCCGCGATATAGTCCCAAAGGCCGTTTGCTGCTTTCCATGTCTTGATTTCGCCTGTATCAATGTTCTTAGTGATTGCCAAGTGTATCGTATGGTGATTCATCGATGTTTCGATGTCGATCACGATTCGCTTGCTCATACTTTGCTTTCAGTTCTTCGTATTGGTGGATCAGTAGCTGGTACTTGTCTTGTAGATCATTGTATTTACCTTCAAGTTCCCATACCCTGCTGATCAACTGCTCAACGCTGATCATAGTGTTTCCTCTTCTACCTCTATCATTCTACCAGTTTCTGTGTCAAAACGCAAGTGGCATGCAGGCCCAGTGAACCCATTGAAACGATTCTTAGCTACTGCTACTTTAGTTGTATGTCGTTCAATCTCGTCTTCTGCCATGCTGTTACGCTCCAGTGTGATCACTGCGTCCGACAACTGAGCAATAGCACCTGAGCCCCGAAGCTGTGACAAGGAAACTGCTTGTCCGTCCTCGTGACCTGCATTGCCATTCGGACGGCGCAGGTGCGATACACAGAACAGGGTGATTCCTAGCTCCTGCACCAGTGTACGCAATCGCGTCATAAGGTTGTCAATAGCCTTTCGCTCATCGTGCAAGTCCTGACCTGAGACAACAATAGAAATATGGTCAAGAAACACCACGCGACAGTCAAGCGCCTTAGCCATATAACGGATTCTGTTGACCACATTATCAAGTTCAAGACTACCAAAATGATCAAAAAGGAATACACGACCTGTTCCCAAAGTAGCATCGAAAGCCTCCTTCAGTTCTTCCTCTGTAACCTTCGTGTCAGGTAAATGCAGCATCTTGTTGGCATGCACTGACATGATGCTACGGGCTGTCTTGCGTACAGACTCTTCCAGGAACATTGCACCGATCTTGAAATCTGTTGTTTTTAGGATACAGTGCAGGATTTCACGCAAGAACTGAGACTTACCAAGACCTGATCCGGCAGTGACTGTGACCAGTTCACTTGTACGGATTCCATACAGCAGCCGGTTCAGCCCCTTGAACGGGTATTGCGCCTCAGCAGGCTGCTCAGGGTGTCGTATAGCTTCCCAAAGATCAGCCGCCTGTACGATACCGTCCGGTATAAAGACTTCTGCACGCCACCATTCATTGACGAACTCCTTACCAGCCCCTGCAACCAAGTAGTCACACGCATCTTTGTACCCTGCTAGGTGTTTAACAATCTTTGCCTTAGAACCAAACAGTTCCGCTACTTCCTTAGCTGCCTTGCGTCCCGGCTCATCAGCATCAAAACAGACAACAATCGTTTCAAAGCTATTCAGCCACTCAAACTGGGCTTTGCAGTCCTTCAGGGCTGCTTGTGCACCGTTACGGATCGATACAAAAGGCCACTGACTCCCTGCCATCTGATAGGCTGCAAGTGCGTCTAATTCGCCTTCTGTGATGGTGACATACTTGCCCCCTGAATGGAACAGGTTTTGTCCAAACAATCGGGCCTTGGTAAAGTCCCCCTTGATGCTGAATGATTTTTGTTCTGTGTTCCTAACCTTATAGGCCACAGTGCTACTAGATTCGTCTGTGTATGGGTAATAGTGCTTGTTTCCTTCAATGGTTACATTGTACTTCTCGCAGGTTTGTCGTGAAATTCCCCGGTCAGTGATCGGTTGAACCTGTCCAGGAACCTTATCAGGCAGTGTGCTCATGGCCTTCCAGTAGTTAATGTGTGCTGCTTCGTTGTCTAATTGGTGCTCATCGTGGACAGTCTTACCACAGGCAAAGCAGTGGAAGTGCCCATCATCGTAGATTGCTCCAGCATCAGAACTGCCACAGTACGGGCACTCTACATGCTTTAGGAACTTGCTTTCTTGTCTCACTCCCTGCTCCTGATGAGGTAGGCTATACAACCTCCATAGTTTGTATTCGGATGATTGCTGTCCCATTGCTTTGCAATCTTCGCGCATTCCTCACGCTCATGCGCGGCGACAAGCTTGGCAAAGTGCTGATATTGTTCTAGTGTTTTTAAGGTAAAATCCAAAGAGTCTTCATTTGGAAGTGTAAAGACTGTTTCCTGTGCTAGTTGGATCACAGTTTCCTTATCCATCTTTCCTCCCGATAGGTTTAGCCAACAGCCAGTTTTCACCTAGAAAACGAACAGATTTGACCCATTTACGCATGTTTGCCCTGTTCAATTCCATAGGAACATCAGGGTTATTCCATGCTTTGCGTACTTTCTTCAACAATCGAATGTTCATGTTGCAAGTTTGTAAAGACCAATGTTAGCGAATGCGTAGCCAAGGTAGCAGATGAACATAGGCATGTTGCCCTTGTATGCCTGCTCCAAGGCCACACCAAGATAGATCAAGCCCGTTAGGGCTATGAGCCAAGCACTCACGGCTCGTCCTCATAGACTAACCTGCCCTCACGGATGTCTTCGGCCATGATGCTATCACGCTCGTATTCGTAAGCAATGCAAGCCTGCGACAAGCCCTCTAAAACCGTGTCAGAAAGCATGTTCATGAGATCGTACTCGTCTTCGTCAATGTAGACCGACACAAGCTCTACAGTGAACCCTGGAAGGCCCTCATAATAGACTGTGAAGGGCACATCGTTGAATGTGACTTTTAGCTTGATTTCCATTTAGTTTGCTTCCTCAGTGTCCTTAAGCCACACCCAGTTTAGCAGCTTTCCGTAGCTGCTGGAGTCTTCACGAGTCCACAGAATGTCCCCACCCGTGAGCCTTTCCATACGAAGACATATAAACACATCTCCAACCCTGTCAGCATACCACAGAAGTGGATCAGAGCATTGCACAATACGAAAAGCGTTCATTCATTGATTCCTGAGTAAAACACAAGGCCAATCAGCCACAAGACAACACCAAGCCAAAGCATTAGACTTCCTCCAGGATGCCCATAGCCTTGGCGACATCATCATACCTGCGGTTGATAGCAGACAACACATTATTGTACCCGTAAACAGTCATAAGGTCAACCACTGACAGGATTGTGTGCTCATAGAATGCTTCCTCCTGGGCTTGTTGATGCTCGGCTTGCGCCTGTGCATCGTTGAAGTCTTCGATCTGAGACATGATAAATTCCTTGATTTTGGACACACTTAGACCTTTTTAGTTACATTAAAGCAAAGTTACATTATAAGTACATTATTAATGTAAATATTAATGTATCATTCGTTTATGTCTTCACTATATAGACTATTATAGTCCTCACTTTCGGGGTTGTCAACAATGTCCGAGCAATTTGCTAGGTCTTCCCGTGTGATGGTCGGAATGACCACGGTTTGATTGATCTCCGACAGGCAAGCGTTACAGGTGTCCAGGTACTCACCTGTAAAGGCATGCTTCCGGGTTGATTCATAATCGTTTAGGTTCTTATCACAGCATACGCAACGAATTTTGGGTTCCTCTTTTCTTTCAAAGTGTTGTATTTTTAAAACAGTGCTTCTTCCCATGAATCATCGATCCTGGGCTGTTTTGGGTAGACAATGGGCTCCAAGGGTTGACCTTTGAAGGTTGGGAAAGGCCACGATTCTAGCCCTTGAACACGCTTCAGGGGTTTATTTGAAGGGTTCATCGTCCCATGATTCTCCCCCTGTTTCTGTAGGTTCTTCGTACACTGGGTGTGTTTCATAC